TCACTCGACGTCGTTGTAGAACTGGAATCCGCCGATTTCCGCGCAGGCGCCGCGGCCTTGGGCCCAGTCCGGGTTCTCACCCGCCCGGTGCAGGTGTGTCGCCCCGCCGGTCGGGTCGTCCAGCAGCCCGGCCACCGCGCGGCGCGCGATCCGCTGGGCAACGGCGAAGACCGGGTCCGCGGCGGTCACCGACGACAGCCCCAGCCGCCCCGGCGCGTCCGGGTCCCAGCAGGGGAACTGTCCCGGCAGACGGCAGACGGCGGCCACATCGCCGCCCCACCACCATCCTCCATGGTCGCGCGCGCGGCGGACGCGGTTCATCACGACCGCCGCCACCGCCTCCATGGCCCGCACGGACTCACCGCGCGCCTCCCCCCACAGGGTGCGGGCGAGCGTGTCCACCGCATCGCCGGGGGCATCGGCGCCCAGGGCATCTGCGCCCAGGGCATCGGCGGACGAACCCTGCGGCGGCGCCACCGCCGGAGCGGGTTCGGGCTTCAGGACGCGCGCCCTCACCGGCGGCCCCCGTCGGCATAGGGCGGGACATAGGGCTGGCCATAAGGCGCGCAGCCGTTTTCCAGCTTGTTCTCGATGCGCAGCAGATGGTCGGTCAGCCGCTGCTCCACATCCTTCAGCGTCGCGACCGAGACGTAGGTCTTCGCGACCTCCAGCTTGTAGGCCGCAAGGCTCTCGCGCACCTGCGCCTGGGCGGACTCGGCGCGCGCCCGCACGGTCTCCAGCGCGGTCTCCGCATCCTTGCGCAGCCGCGCGATCAGCCAGAACAGCCCGCCCATGACCGGCAGCTCGACCGCCGTGATCCACCAGGACAGGTCGATGGTTTCCTGCATCTCCGTTCTCCATGGAAAAAAGCAAAAGAAAAGGCCGCCTTCCGGTCGGGAAGGCGGCCTGACGAACACGGGACCTCACGAGCGACGATCACACGTCCCATCCCTCCGCCGCGACCGACGGCGCCGCGGCGCGCCAGTCCGGTTTCCGGCCCGGCACCGGCTGGCGGTCGAAGCGGAAGGGTTCGCAGGACAGGGCGCCGGCCACCGCGTCCAGCCCGTCGTCGTGGCCCGCGTAGCGCCCGTCCGGCGACCATTCGCGCATTTCGCGGATGAAGGGCGTCTCCCACACCGCGGCGTGGGCCAGCAGCCGGCGATCGGCCAGCAGGGCGTCGAACGCCTCGCGGATGCGCAGGGACTTGGCGCGGCGGCTGGCCTCCTCGACCACGGCGGCGCCGACCTTCTCCTTTTCCAGCGCCTTGCGCAGCAGGCCGGGCAGGAAGCGCCCGATGCCGTTGATCTCCACATGCACCGCCGGCAGATGGTGCCGCTCCAGGAAGCGGGCGACCTGGAGGCATTGCTGTTCCGCCTCGCTGTCCGGAGCACCGGGGTCCACCGACAGGTAGAGCAGCCGGTGCAGGTAGAAGCGCCCGTCCGTCCCGCCGAACACGGCGGCGACCACGCTGGAATCGCCGGGCTTGCCGCCTTCCGCCGCCGGGCGCGCGAAGGCCGGGTCCCACCAGCAGGAGGCCGAGGCCATGCGCACGCCGTTCAGCGTCAGCACCGCCCGCCCCGCCGATTCCCGGTACTCCAGTTCGCCGCCGTAGCGGCCCAGCCGGTCGGGGTCGAGGAAGCCCTCCGCCTCGTTGACGGGGCGCAGCAGCATCTGGCTGGTGAATTTGTTGGGACCGGTCGTCTTGCGGATGCGGTTGACATGGGCCTCGCCGAAGCGCTGGGGCCAGGCGTAGCAGCGCTTGCCGTCCGGCCCGTCGGTGTAGACCGGCAGGACCAGCCGCGCGAAGCCGTCCAGGAAGGGCCGCGCCTCCCCCGCCTCCGTCCGCGGCTCCTCCGCGTAGATGGAGTAGTAGCTGTGCGGCGTCCCGACATAGAGCTGCACCCCGCCCGGCACCAGCAGATAGTCGATCTCCGCCAGCTTCTCACGCAGGTCGGCGCGCTTGCCCGGACTGCCGGAGGTGCGCGGCACCTCCACGTCGTCGCAGATCACCACGTCGGCGCGGCTGCCCGTGATGTTGCCGCCGATGCCCGCCGCCACCATGGAGGGGTCGCGAAGCTCCTGCGGGCGGACCACGGTGAACTGGTCGGCGGCCCACTGGTCGCGCTCCTTCGCCGGGGGTTTCAGGCCGCGGGTGTCGGGATGCCGCTCGATGATGCGCTTGACGTTGCGCACCATCTTCTTCGCCAGCTTCATGTCCGCCGCCAGCACCAGCAGCCGCCGGTTGGGGTCCTGGTAGAGCATCCAGGCGGCGAACAGCCCGACGATGGACGACTTGCCCGCCCCGCGGAAGGCCATCAGCAGCAGGCGCGGCCCGATGGCGGCAGGCCCGATGCCGACGGACTGCCGCTCCAGCCATGCCGCGATCTGCAGATGGTGGCGGGGGGTGCTCAACTCCGATTGCCGGTTCCAGTCCTGCACGAAGGCGAAGAACCCCTTCTTCCGTTCATCCGCCGCCTCCATCACGGCACCCGTCCCACGATGTGCCAGCCCGCGCCGTTGGACATGGCGGTCACGGCGCTGCCGGTGGCGGCCAGGGTCACCGGAGCGTTGTCCGGCCCGCCGCCGCCCTGCACCGTGACGGTGACCGGGTTGCCCGATACGTCGGCCTTCTTGACGGTCACCGTGCGCCCGACCGCGTGCAGCGCCCCCGGCGGCGGCAGCCGCACGGTGACGGCGCCGCCGAAAGCGCTGACCAGATACAGCGCCTGGTTCAGGTCCGGTTCGAAGAGGCCCGGCTGGTCGTGGAAATGGGCGTTTCCAGGCCGGTTGTTGCCGCCCACGACCCACCAGCCGGCGCCGTTCGACACGATGGTCACGAAGTCATGGCGGTTGCCCAGAGCCACCGTCCGTCCGTCCGGCCCCGGCCCGCCCGTCTCCGTGATCGTCAGGCGGTGGGTGGAGGCGTCCGTCCGCTTGACGGTCACCGCATGGCCGTTGGCCGCCCCCGCCGCCGGCAGCCGAAGCTCCACGTCCCCGGCATAGGCGCTGACCAAATAGACCGAGCTGGTCAGGTCCAGCGCGATCACCCCGCCGGCCTGCGGCTCCACATATTCCGTGTCGTAGCGCAGGGCCTCGACGACCAGTTCGGAGACGCGGCTGCGCGCCAGCCGGTTCTTTTCCGGATAGCCGGCGTTCACCGCCGTGTAGCGCCCGCCCGACAGGTCGTGGATGGCCGGACCGGCGGACATGGACAGCAGGTTGACGATGGCCGTTTCCACCGACCCGGCGTCGAGCTGCACGTTCGGCACGCCGCCCAGCGACTCCGCGTAGAAGTTCAGGATCAGCGTCTTGTCCGTGTTGGCGCCGACGCGGAAGCAGGCCAGCGCCATGGTCGACAGGTTGGCCTCGCAGTCCTGGAAGCTGTTGTTGTACTTGCCCTGCTCCACGAAGAAGCCGCAGCCGGCGATGGGCGCCGACAGGGAATAGACGCGCACCATGGAAAAGCGGTTGGCGTTGGGCGTGTCGCCCTCCCCCGTCCGGGTCAGCCACACCCCGTGCAGCGACGGGCGCGCCACCAGGATTCGCGACACCATGTTCCAGTAGCAGGGCCAATTGGGATCGGCATAGCCGTCGAACAGCAGCCCGACCCGCGGGTCCCAGATGGTCAGGTCGCTCAGCGTGTTGTGAACGCAAGGGCCGTCCCGCCCGAACAGCTTCACCGCGGCGTCCCCCTTCTCCAGCCGCAGGCCGCTCACCGTGGCGTAGCCGTCCGGCAGATGGATCAGGTCGAAGCCCGCCGAGGCTCCGGCGATGACGGACCTCTGCCCCGCACCGGACAGCGTCTGCCCATAGCCCACCGTCAGCGTGTTGGTGATGCGGTAGGTGCCCGGCGGCACATGAACGGCGTCCGCGCTGGTCAGGGCGGCCTGGATCGCCAGCGTGTCGTCCACGATGCCGTCGCCCACCGCGCCGAAATCCTTCACCGACAGGGCGTCGGCCAGCTTCTCCCGCACCGGGCGGCGAACGGCCCCGGCGCCGGGGGCGACGAAGGTAGACAGCGCCTCCTCGTCCACCGGCGGGCGGACGGTGGGGTTGCCCGCCGTATCGAAGGCCAGGAGCTGACCCGCCCGCGCCGCCCGTCCCGGCAGCCGGTTGGAGGCCGGCAGGTCGGTGTCGGTGTAGCGCAGCATCAGTTCCAGATCGCCGGCCACCTGCTGGAGCGCTGCGGTGAGCCGGTCGAACTCCCGGTTCAGGCTGGAGGCCGGAAGCGGCGCGCTTTCCAGAAAGTCGCTCATCCGCTCGATGGGCAGGCGACGGCGCAGCAGGACGGGCGTCCCGGCCTCCGGCGGTGCTTCGAATGCCACTGTGCCGCCCGCCGTTTCTCCGGCCCCGGTCACCGCATAGCCGGTGGTCTGCCGCGCGGCGCCCAGGAAGACCTGGAGGTCGCCCTCCTCGAAGACCGGAAAGGGAAAGGTGAAGTCCGTCTGCACGCCGTCGGCAAGATACTGGACGCGCGGGTTGCCGCGCGGAACGTCGATTGCGCTGGGCATGGTGCGCCCCTCCTGCTGCGTGGAACGAAAGGAGCCGTCAGTAGAAGCGGCTCATGAACTCCAGCCGCTGGCGCTCGGCGAGCTGCGCCTGTTCCAGCAGGTTGCGGCGGCGCGCGTTGTCCACCTCCTGCTGGATGGCCTCGCGCTTCAGCCGGTCGGCGCCCTCCGCCTCCGCGCGCTCCGCGGCGCCGTCCTTGACGATGCCCAGAAGGATGGCCTCGCCGGAGCCGTCCGCCGCGCTGACCCCGTTGGAGCCCAGCGTGGCGCGGGTGCGCGCCACGGTGCGGCGCAGGGCGTCCACACGCCGCCGCTCGTCCGACTGGGCGGCGGCGGACGCCTGGGCCAGCCGCGAGCGGGCGCCCGTCTCCGTCTCCGCCAGCGTCGCGGCCTGCCCGGCGCGGAGGTGCTGGGCGGCGAGATTCTGGCTCTGCGCCAGCCAGTCCATCTCGCGGGCGCGCTGCTGTTCCGCCTCGACTCGCCCCTGCTCCTCCTTCCGGCGCTGAAGCTCCTGCTCCTCGCGGCGCAGCTCGTCCTCGTGCTGCCATTGCAGCCGCTGTTGTTCCGCCTGATGGGCGTATCTGCGCTCGTCGGCGGCCTGCTGCCGCCGCGCCGTCGCTTCCTGCGCGCGCAGGCTGGCCGAAGTGCCGGAGACGCGGTCCACCGTGTCGGCGACGGAGTTCGCCAGCGGCAGGGCCGCCGTGGCCAGGGTCGTGATTCCGCCCATCAGTCGTTCACCCTCAATTCCATGGTTACGGACAAAAGCGTGAAGGGCAGCGGCGCGTCCTGCCGGATGCTCCACAGGGGCCGGTCGCTGTCGCGCCGCCAGCCCAGCGCCCGCAGCTTGCGGTCGCCGGACACCGGCGCCGGAACGCCGCCCGGGGCTTGCGGCCCCGTCCGGTGCAGCGGCAGTTCCTGAAGGCCGCGCCCCAGATCGGCGTGGAGCGCCGCCGTCTCCTCCAGCCGGAAGCGGACGGAGACCAGCCGCACCGCGTCCGTCGCGCCCGCCTGGCCCAGCAGGCTGACCGGCAGCGGCTCGACGCGGTGGCTGTAGGGCAGCCCGGCCTCGACATGGCGGGCCGGCGGGTCCAGCACGATCCGGCCGGCGGCGACGGTGGCGTCGGCGCGGACCGTCCCATCGGCGACCACCGCGACGGCCCGCCCCTCCAGATGGTCCAGCCCGCTCCACACCGCGGTCGGGGCCTCGTGGTCGCCGACCAGGGCGGCGTCGAGGTTCAGGCCGTCGTCGAAACGCTCCACGCTCCACCGCCCGGCGCGGTCCACCAGCACATAGACCTCGTCCCCGACCACCGCGACGGAGCGCACCGCCCCGTCCGTCTCCAGCCGGGTCCAGGCGGTCACCTGCTCCAGCCGGTAGACGGTCAGGGCGCACAGCGCGCCGTCCTCCATCACCACAAACAGCAGCCGGCGGCCCTGGTCGTAATCCTGGTCGCGCGGCCTCACCACCAGATGGCGGGCCAGCAGCGCCAGATCGTTGGCCTGATAGGCGGCCTCGGTGTCGGTGTAGAGGAATTCGCGGATTTCCCGCCCGTTGCGCGACACGAACAGGGTGGCGCCGTCCACGTCGCGCGGCGGGACGGAGCGGTCCACGGGGGAGCCGATGCGCGTCTGCCGGTGGACCTGGATGTTCTGCGGCGTCAGCGGGTCGCCCGACACCATGTATTCCGCGCCGGAGGTGAAGACCTGGAGATGCCGCCCGGAGAAGACGGCGCGCACGGCGTTCACCTGATCGGACAGGATGCCGAACTCGATGGCCTCGTCGTCCTTGCCGGTGCCCAGGTCGAAGTTCCACAGATCGGCGGAGCGCGACAGCCAGAGCCGGTTGGGCAGGTCCCGCGACCCGCCGATGACCAGCCGGTCCTGGTGGAAGGCCGCCGACACCGGCCAGCCGCGCAACGGCGAGAAGGACTGCTCGTCCCACGCCGTGGTCGCGGCGGTGCCGAGCAGCGTTTCCAGCACCGTCCCGGAAAGCTGCGTGGCGGACACCACCCCCTCCACGCGAAGCTGCCTGCCCTGGATGCGGATGCGCGTCCCCTCCTGCTTCGGGTCGAAGACGGGGGCGGAGGCCGTCACCGTCACCAGCCCGTCCGTGCCGGACGGAGTCAGCGTCACCGCGGGGTCGGCGAAGCGGTAGAAGGGCATCGCCACCCGCTCCCCCTCCGCGACGTAGCTCCAGTCGGTCAGGGTCCAGCCGGCGGCGGCGCTGCGGGTCAGCTTGCGGGGCGGCACGTCGGGGTGGCAGACCAGCAGCGTGTCGGCGCTCTGCGTCCAGGTGATCTGGGGAAGCTGGGCGGCGGTCCAGGGGGCCGCCACCGTGGCGACCGGCGCGTCGTCGCCGTAGACGTCGATCCGCCCGTCGGAGAAGACCAGCAGATAGGTCTGCTCCGTGTTGAATTCGAAGGCGGCCAGCCGTCCGTCGCCGCGCGCCGGATCGACGAAGGCGAGGCCGGAGCGGCGCGTCACCCCGCCCGTGGGGTGGATGAACAGGTTGCGCAGCGCCAGCGCCCCGTTGTCGTAAGCGCGCAGGTCCCCGCGCCCGAGCAGCCGGCGGGAAATCTCCCCCGCCGTGAAGTTGGTCTTCACCTGACGAATCCGCGCCATCAGCCCCTCGCGTCGATCAGGGTGAAATCCTCGAATCCCGGCTGGCTGTCCTGCAGGGCGTCGATCTGGCGGGCGCGGCGGAACTCGCTCTCGGCCAGCCGCTGCAACAGCTCCGCCCGGCTCGAATTCTCGGTCAGCGGGATGCAGAACTCGGCGGCCAGCCGGGCGATCAGCGCCTGATCGAAGAAGGCCGGGAAGTCCTCCTCCGCCGGGCGTCCGACATAGGTCAGCACCACCGCGTCGGACGCCGCGTGCAGCGCCCGCCCGGCGATGCGGTATTCCAACCCGCGCCCACGCCCGCCTGCCCCGGCGCCGAGCGCGCGCAGGAAGTCGGCGGGAAGCTGGAAGGCCGCGCCATAGTCGGCCACCGGGTCGTCCGCCAGCCGCGGCAGCCGGGCCTGCCGGGTGGCGAAGCTCCAGGCGTTGGCCGACAGCAGCGCGTCGCGCGCCGGTTCGTAAAGCGAGGACGCGACCTCCGCCTCGGCGGTGCCCTCGTCGAAGGCGGTGATGCCCGTCGCCCCGATCTTGATGAGCGCGCGGCTGCACAGCCCGATAGCGGTCAATGCCATGGGAACGAACCTCCGAAGCCCTCTCCCTGAGCGGGAGAGGGAGCGATGGATGGAACGGGTCAGTCCGTGTTGGACGCGCCGAAGGGCGACAGGTTGGTGACGTCCACCACCCCCGCCGTGTTGGCCGCGACCACGAAGACGCCCGCGGCGGGCGTTCCGGCGGTGCCGGTGTTGGCGAGGATCATGTCGCCGGCGCGCAGCAGGTCGGACGCGCCGTTGAAATAGCCGCCGTTGTCCACCTGGGCGGCGGCGTCCGGCGTGGTGTAGTGCCAGAGCGTGAAGCCGTTGGCGTAGGCAAGGACGCTCAGGTCCTTCGGAAGATAGGCCATGGGAGGAAACTCCGTGTCGGTCGGGCTGGAAAAGGCGGCGGCGTCAGGCTTCCAGGCAGCGCATGGTGACGACGCCCGCCGCGTCGATCAGGCCGGCGCCCTGCGACATCATGTTGTTGACGAAGTGGGCGGCGCGGTCGCCGTGCCACGAGATGTCCGTCTTCACGTCGGCGCCGGAGGCGTGGCCGATGGCCGTCTTGTGGTACCAGTGGCACAGCCGCACGCCGCCCTCGGCCTTCAGGCCGGAATGCGGCATCCAGAGCGTGCCCAGCCAGCGCTTGGCCTGGGTGCCGCGCCAGGGCAACTCGTCGGCGCCGACATATTCGGTGCTGGCGAACTCGTCGATGCCCAGAAGCTGGCTCCACTGCTTCCAGCCGACGACGGCGTAGCGCTGCCCGTCGTCCGGCACGTCGGACTCGCCCAGCATCTCGAAAGCGGCCAGCACCTTCGCCTTGGTCAGCCCGTCGCCGGAGCCGCCCGCGTAGTTGGTGGACTTGTTCAACTCGCCGAGGATCAGTTCGTCGGTCTTGCGGCCCAGCGCGTAGGCACCGGCGCTGGCGATGATCTGGCGCTCGTCGATGTTGGTCTTCAGCTCGTCCAGCCGGTCGACCCAGTCGCCGGCGTAGAAGTCGTAGAGGGTGCATTCCACGGGCGTGTGATCCAGGTTCATCACCGGGACCGCGCCGTGGCGCGCCTTGGTGGAGGCCGTGCCCTTGCCGACCTTCTGGAAGACGGTGGAAGCGCCCTGGACGTTGTTCTTGGTGCGCACCGTGTTGCGCAGCTTGGAGCCCATGCGCTGGTAGGCGTCGTGCACTTCGCGTTCGAACTGCTTGACGAAAGCCTGGGCGACCGAGGTGGACATCGGAATGATTTCCTTTCGCGTTCTGCGGGGTCCCGTCCGGCGGGGAGCATTCCGCCACCCGGTTGTCAGGCGCGCCCAATCCCCGGAAAGGACAGGGGGGACGCGCGCCCGGCCGCGGGCGAAGCGCGAAAAAGAAAGGGGCTGACCGGGCCTTTCGGTTGTCCGGTCAGCCCCTTTCAGGACAGGCATGGAGGGAGGTTCGGGATGCCGCCGCCCGCCGCGAGAGGGGACGCACGTCGGGCGTTGGCAAGAGCGGTTCTAGGACATGCGTCCGAGCATGTCAAGAATATTTTCCTTGATCGCCGAATTTCCAGGGTGCGGTACCCCGTCGGAGCGCGGAATATTCCCCACTCGCATGCTGTTGAACTTTTGGCCCTCACGGCCCGAAGAACACGGCACAAAAAGAGGAATTCGCTTCATGAAGACGATCATCACCGCCTGCGGCGTCGCCGCCCTTCTGCTCGCCACGCCGGCTCTGGCCGAAACCGCCGCCAAGCAGGCTCCCGCCGACAAGCCGACCTCCCAGGTCGCGGCCACCCACGGATCGCTCGATCCGGCGGTCGCGAAAATGACCGCGGCCCAGCTCAAGGGAAAGGACGTCTATGGCAGCGACGGCAAGGACATCGCCGAGGTCGAAGGCGTCGTCCGCAAGGGCAACCAGACCTTCGCCGTGCTCGATGTCGACCACATCGCCGACTTCAGCGACAAGGATGTCGTCCTGCCGCTGGACCGGCTGCACATGAAAGGCGACCGCCTGACCGTCGATATGACGGAAGCCGATCTCAAGGGCCTGGAGAGCTGGCAGAAGGGCAAGTACGAGGACGTCAAGGGCGCGCTGCGCTGACGCCTGGAATGGTCCGGGGGCCACACCGGCCCCCGGCGTCCCCTCACGCCGTCTGGCGCAGACGGACGGTCAGCAGGTCGGCGGCCTGCCCGGCGGGCACCGGGCGACCGGTCAGCCAGCCCTGGACCAGGGTGCAATTGTGGTGGCGCAGGAAATTGGCCTGCTCCTGCTTTTCCACCCCCTCCGCCACCACGTCCAGCCCCAGCATGTCGGCCATGGCGATGATGGTGGAGACGATGCCGTTGTCCTCGCGCTCGCTCGGCACGCCGTTCACGAAGGAACGGTCGATCTTCAGCGTCGTCACCGGGAGCCGCTTCAGATAGCTGAGCGAGGAATGGCCGGTGCCGAAATCGTCCACCGCCACGCGGATGCCCATGGCCTTCAACGCGGCCAGGACGGACAGCGCGTGGTCCATGTCCTGCATCACCGCGCCCTCGGTGATTTCCAGCTCGACCAGGTCGGGCGACAGGCGGTGGCGGTCGATGATGCGGCGGAAATCCTCGGCGGACCGCTGGCGCAGATGACGCGGGGAGATGTTGACGGCCACCGGCACCGGCTTCAGCCCGCGGTCCAGCCAGTCGCGCAACTGGCGGCAGGCTTCGTCCAGAACCCAGTCGCCCAACGGCACGATGAATCCCGTATCCTCGGCGACCGGGATGAACTCGCCGGGGGAGATCATGCCGAATCCGGGCTTGTCCCAGCGCAGCAGCGCCTCGAAGCCTTCCAGCGTCTGGTCGATCAGCGACACCTTGGGCTGGTAGTGAAGCTGAAACTCCCCCTGCGCCAGCGCCGCGCGCAGGTCGCGGTCCAGCGCCAGATGGCGGTGCGCCTGGTCGGCCAGCTCCTTGCGGAAGAAGGCGTGGCGGTTGCCGCCGGCCCGCTTGGCCGCATAGAGCGCGGTGTCGGCGGAGCGGATCAGCTCCTGCGCGCTGTCGGCGTGATCGGGGAACAGCGCGATGCCGATGGACGGACGGACGTAATGCTCCGTCTCCATCAGCAGAACCGGTTCCTCGAAGGCGGCCAGGATGCGTTGGGCGGCGATCTCCGCCTCCTTCGCCTCCCCCACCTCGTCCAGGATCACCGCGAAGTCGTCGGTGCCGATGCGCCCCACCGTGTCGCTGGCCCGCACCGTCACGACGATCCGCGACGCGACCTCCTGCAGCAGCAGGTCGCCGGCATGATGGCCCAGCGTGTCGGTGATCAGCTTGAAGCGCGACAGGTCCAGGCACAGCACCGCGAAGCGGCGGCCATGGCGGCGCGCCCGCTCGATGGAGGAATCCAGAAGCGATTCGATCAGGGCCCGGTTCGGCAGACCGGTCAGCCGGTCGCGCGTGGCGAGCTGCAGCAGCTCCCGCTCGTGGCGCAGCCGTTCCGTCATGTCGGCCAGCGCGCAGACGTAGCTGCGCCGTCCCTGCACATCCAGGCAGGACACGGTGAGCGACGCATCGACCCGCCCGTCCTCCCGCTCGATTCCCAGCTCCTCCGCGCGCTCGGTGCGGCTGGAGCCCGCTCCCCCCGCGCCGCCGGCGGCCAGCGTCGGCATGCCCAGCAGCCGGGCGACCCGCTCGCGGTCCTCCTCGACGAACAGGTCGGCGAACCGCCGCCCGTCGAGCTGGCCCGACGGCACGCCGAACAGCGCGACGGCGGCGGGATTGTGCTCCTCCACCAGACCGTCCTCGCCGACCAGCACGATGGCTTCGCCGACGTTGTTCATGATGCCGAACAGCCGCTCGTCGCGCTCGATCAGCGCTTCGGCGGCCTGCCGGAAATACTCCATGGCGCGGGCCATGGCGCCGAACTCGTCCTTGCGGTCGCGCCCGGGAATGTCGATGCCGGTCTGCCCGCCGGTCAGCCGCTCCATGCGCTCCGACAGCGCCTCGATGGGACCCAGCACATGCTGCGACAGGAACACCGACAGCGGCCAGCTCAGCACCAGCAGGACGGCGATGAACAGGACGAAGGCCAGGGCCTCCACGGCGAACTCGCGCTCCAGGTCGTCGGTTCCGCTGGCCGCGGCGACCGCCCAGCCCCAGGGTTCGAACAGGACGCTGGCGCGGACGGAGTGCCCCTCCCCCATCCAGCCCGGAGGCACGCTCCCGTCGGTGAAGACGCTGACATGGAAGGGATCGCGGCCGAGCGCCCGCAGCGCCAGCCGCGCCTGCCCCTGTCCCTCGTCCCGCGGCAGGGCCCCGGCCACGATGGCGGTGTTGATCTCGCCAAGCATCGCGTGCGCCGACTCGACCAGAGCGAGCGTCAACCGTTCCCGTTCCGCGATCAAACCGCTGCGAAGCAGATAAAGCGCAGGTATCGCCGCCATCAGGCAGCCGATCAGGCCGATCCAGGTCAACCAGCGGATCTTGCGGCGCAGCGTCATTACGGTCCCGGCGGCAATCGTCGCGTCCGGCCTATTGCCACGGGCCGGTTGTCATTCTGCGAACGCAGCCTCGCTTTTTTGTTACAGCCACGCAACGCCCAAGTTGCGCACGGCTGCGGCGGCGCGCCTTTTTGGAATGGCTGCGACATTTTGCCCCTTTGGCGCGGAAGGCACCGCGGACCCGCCGCGATGCCCTGCCGCGCGTCAGGCCTCAACCGTTCGGATAGAGCCGCCGGAAGCCGTCGGTCACCCGCGACACCGTCGCCGGGTCGCGGTCGCGCCAATAGCGGGGATCGCGCATCAGCGCCTGAAGCTCCGCCTCCGCGCCGCCGGAGGCCGGGCCGGCGGGCATGGACAGGGCGGCGGGCTCGGCGCCGGTCATCATCCGGTGAAGCGCCATCACCCCTTCATAGGTGGTGGACAGCCCTTCCACCGCGGCGGGCGGCAGATTCTTGACGGCCCAGGCGTGGAGCTGCCGCGACACCTCCCGCCAGCGCTCGGCCCCGCCGAACTGGGCGGACAACCGCTCGATCTCCCGTTCCGCCTGGAACTCCGCGGCCAGTTCCTGGATCAGCGGAACCAGCCGTTCGGCGGCGAGGTCGTAGACGAGCTGCGCCTGCTCCGGCGTGAAGCCGGCGCCGTGCAGGCGTCCGTTGATCGCCGGGTCCGGCTCGAACAGCCCGTGGTCGCAGGCGATGCAATAGCCCTCCGGCCCCTCCGGCACGCCGGGCGCCTTCAACAGATCGGGCCGCTCACCGCTGTCGCCGCCGCCGGGAGCGGACAGCTTGCGCTCCAGCTCCAGATAGGACTTCAGCAGCGCCTCGACCCGGACGGCGCCGGTTTCGGGGTCGCGGAACTTCTCGGGCACCGCGGGCGGGGCGCCGGGAACGGAGGAGGTCAGCAGATTCTCGGCCATGGAAAGCTCCCTTTTTGAAGAATGATCGGGGTCGATCGAGAGGATCAGGCACCCTGCCCGCGGGCGGTCAGGGCAAGGATGACGGCGACCAGCCGGCGCTGGCCCTCCAGGTCGCGCAGGGCGGCGTCGGAGGCGTCGGGGCCGAGCGTGCGTTCCAGCGTCATGGCCTTCAGCGTGCCCAGCACCCGCGCCCCGTCCGGCCCGGCGAAGCAGCGGGCGAAGCTGGGCGCCGGATCGCCGTCGGGATGGGGGCCGGGGACGGTTCCGGTGGAACCCACGCCCTCCAACCAGTCCCAGCCAGCCGGGTCAGCCATGGGGCGCCTCCGCCCGCACCAGCTTGGCCGGCACGCCGAAGGCTTCGCCCAGCCAGCGCGCGGTCGCCGCGGCGTCCACCGTGGACAGCGCCTCCGGCCCGAGCTGCCGCGCCGTGTCCAGCCAGCGCAGCGTCGCCTGGACGTCCCGCTGCGCCTGGGCCTGGGCGAGCGGGGAGCGGTGCTGCAACGCGACCGTGCGCCCGTCCACCGCGATGTCCGGAATCTCGCCGCGGCGGCGCAGGATGCCGACGGCGCGCAGCACCAGCGGGGTGAGCAGCTCCGCCTGGAGCCGCCCATAGGTCGCACCGAGCAGCCGCGCCATCTCGGCGGAGCGCTCGACCACCTCGGTCGCGGTCATGCGGGGCTGATCCAGCGGTCCCAGCCGGTCGGCGAGCAGCGCGTGGCGGATGCGCGCCCGCAGGTCGTCCAGCACGAGCTGCGACACGTCGAACCGCCCGGGGTTGGCGAGCGGCGTCAGCCCGGCGGACCCCACCGCCTTGGGAATGATCGTCCCCGGCACAAGCCGGATGGTGGCGGGATTCAGCACTCCGTCGTCGTCGGCCTGCCAGATGCTAGTGATAATCTGGCATTGTGCTTGCTTTTCATATCGTTAGGCAGCACCCCGGACCCGATGTAAGCACCACGTAAGCAGGGTGCGGAACGTACCGAACGAACGTGTTCAGCAAATGTGCCCACCAAGTTCACACCTGGAATAAGCGCAGTTCACGCCGCGACAGCATTGCTCCGGTTGCGGTAAGAGCCTAAAAACGTCCTAACGCTAGACTGAACGGAGCCATCATGTCGCAGAACCTTGACGAGCGGCTTAACGCGGTTGTTGCCGCCAAAAAGGCAAATGATGAAGCGGCCAAGGCTGCCCTGGACGCTGCCGCTTTGAAGGCTAAGGAAGAAGAGGACAAAAAGGCCGCAGCAAAAAAGAAATGGGAAACCGAAACCTACCCTCTCTTGCTCAACGTCGTGCAGAGCATCAATAGCCGCATCAAAGATGATGGTATTATACTTGATGTTCGCAAATCTGAGCGCGACATTAAGCCGGCCATCGCCCAGGTATCATGCTATCTGTCATTGGATGGGGCTGATACAAACAAGCATCTAGTCTTCAATGTGAACGCCTATGGCAAGATCGGCCTTGTTCAATTGATCCCTCACACTGGCCCATCCAAGGATGCGCATATCGATGAGATGGACGAAGAACGCATGACGGATCTCGTCATCGGATTTCTAGAGCTTGCCATGTCAAAGCAAGAGAAAAAGGCGCGCTAAACTAGTGAAAGCGCACCTCACACAACTTCCAATCTAAGTCCGGCAGGGCGGGGTTTAAACGAAGAAGGCTTCGTCCGGTAGGTCGAGGTCATAAATCGAGCCGCCCACGCCCTCGCCGTGCATCGCCAGCGATACAGCAATGGCGCACGCCACGGCGCCGTCGATCCGCTCGCGCGCCTTGCCCTTGCTGAACAGCCGGTTGCCGGCGCGGTCGGTCTCCACCTGGATGTTGTCGAAGCACCAGCGCAACACCTCATGCCCGCCGTGCTGGAACTGGCGCCCGATGATGGCCCGCTCCAGTTCCTTGATAGCGGGGGCCATCGTCACCCACCCTTGGCGCACCTCCACCGCCGGCAAGCCATCGTCGGTCAGGTTGTTGATGGTCGAGCGGGCAAGGTGCGGGTCCAGGCCGATGGACTGCACGTCGAAGCGGTCGCATAGGTCGCGGATGCAGTCCTCCACCGCGCGGAAGTCCACCACGTTGCCCGGCGTCGGCTCGATCAGCCCTTCTTCGGCCCAGCGGACGTAGGGCACGCCGTCACGGTCCTGTCGGCCGCGCAGGTTGTCCTTCGGGCAGAAGAAGTGCGGCAGCACCACATAGCCGTCGCCCACCCGCCAGCACGCCACCACCACCGTCAGGTCGCTGTTGCTGGACAGGTCCACGCCCAGCCAGCAGGGGGCGTGCGCCAGGTCGTCCAGGTCGAGCGGCGCGGCGCCCGCGTCGTACACCGCCATGTCAACGAACGGGTCGGTGGAGTGGTCGAGCCACACGTTCAGGTGCAGTTGCCGGAAGGCTTCCCGATCCGCCGGCCGGTTCTCCGCCTCGCGCGCAAGCTGGCGTAGCCCCTCCAGGTCGGGGAAGCCGTGGACCAAGCCGGGGTTGGCCCGGAACCACACCCGTTCGTCGCGCCATTCCGCATCGGCTGCGGTCTCGAACAGCACCGGGAGCGTGCCGGGGTCGTCCACCTCGCCGCGCGCCACCCGGCGGGCATAATCCACGATGTCGTGGGCGACGTTCTGTTGCCCGCGCCCGGCGGTGGTGATGACGACGGACAGGGAGCCGGGCACCTTCACCAAGCCGGTGCGGATCACGTCCCACAGGTCGCGCTTGGGCCATGCGTGCAGCTCGTCCACCAGGGCGAATGTCGGGGTGGTGCCATGACTGCGGGCCGCGTCGCACGAGATGGCGCGCAGGCTGCACCCGCTCTTCGGATGCTCGATCCGGTGCCGGTAGTCGATGAAGCGCAGCTTGTCGGCGATCCGGCCATCCTCCCGGCAGATGCCGGCGGCTTCCTCGAACCCGATGCGCGCCTGTTCCCGATCCGACGCGGCGAACAGCGCCAGCCCGCCGGGCACCCGCTCCGGGCCGATGGTGTGCAGCAGCCCCAGCCCAGCGCCCAGGCTGGTCTTCCGCCCGCCGCGCGGCAGCAGCATGACGACGTTGCGCACGATCCGCCGGCCATCCGGGTGGCGCGGGCCGTAGATGCGCCGCACCAACCGCTCTTGGAAGTCATAGAGTTGGAATTGCCGGCCGGGCAGCGTCGATTTCGGGTGCCGCAGACGGCGCAGGAACGAAACGGCCCGCTCCCCGTGGCCCATCGGGTCGGGGATTTCGCTGCCGTCGAACAGCCATTCGGGATAGGTGCTGGTCGCCACGATCAAAGGTCCAAGTCCGCTAGGTCGTCGTCGGTTTCCGTCGCTGCCGCCTTGTTCCGGCTGGCAGGCGTCAGCCCAAGTTCGGCGGCCAGCCGGCGGGACTCGGTGAGCGCCTGAAACATCGTCTGGAAAGCCGGGTGCCGGCGCTTGTCGCCCTTGTCGGTGGCGATGTAGTCGCCATCGGTGGCAATGGTGATCTGCGCTCGCCGCACCGTGCCGGCGGCGAGGCAGTACGCCTCCAGCATGGGGAGGTCGGCCTTGGTGATCGTCCGCCGCTCCTTCAGCGCGGGCACCACGCGGCGCCACTCGTCCTTGCCCTCCTTCGGCAGCCAGGACGGCGCGGGCGGCAGGCGGGACAACCCGCCCTCGATGGCCTTCAGTTCCGGTTTCCGTCCACGCATTCCACACCTCGATTTGCTCAATTCGGTTCTGTCTCGAAGAAGACCCCCACACGGTCCCATCCCCCAGGGCGGAAAACTCCGAAACCGCTATCCCCTTCGCGCCCTCCGGTTGCCGTATCCGCCGTCCTGCCCCGCCGTCTTGGCGGAGTGGCAGCGCCGATGGACCCATTGCAGGTTCGACGGGTGGTCGGTCCCGCCAGCCGCACGCGGCACGCGGTGGTCCAGGTGCATGCCCGGCTCCCATGGTCCGCCGCAGATGGCACACGGCGTCTTCGGCATGGTGTCCCTCAGCTTCCGCCAGTCGGTGCCGTAGCCCCGCACGCTGGCCGATGGGCGGGCCTTCTCGCTGGCCTTGGCGCAACTCGGGCACCGTTGACCATGAGGCACCAGGGCGCCACAGCGGCACAGGCGGGGCGGGGCGTAGGGCATGGCGTCACCCGATCACGCGCATTTCGATGCGCACCAGCTCGCCGCGGACGTAGACCGGCCCGACGACTTCGACGGCGCGGGCCGTGCCCTGGATCACAACGAAGTCGCCCTTGCGCGGGGTGGTGGTGCCACCCGCCGCGCCCGGCCAGCCGGAAGCCTCGATCTCCGCAGGCGAGATGATGACTTTGCTGTCCTTCTGCGCGATACCGCCGATCAACTCCCGCGGATTGTAGCCGCGCACCACCGCGCGGCAGGCTACATCCACGAAGGTGGAACTGGTGCCGATGCGGCGGCGGAGCGTCACCGTCTCCCCGATCCACAAGGTTCGCTCCAGGGCAAGGCGTTCTGGCTGCATGGGATCACTCCAGGGCCGACAGGCAGTAGCCGGACAGAGCCCCGGCAATGTCCGGCGGCATGGCGTCGCCAACCCAATAGGCGGTTGATCCCACCCCCTCGACGCTCTCGGACTTCACCAGCGGGTCACGGGTACGGGCGAAGTAAGCAGCCTTCACCAGGGCAATGACGGCCTTCTCCACATCCTCAGGCAGGGTCCGACCAACAGCGCCGGGCAGCGTGAAGCCCGCGGTGTACTCCACCTCGATCACGTCGGCGGACCAGCACAGGAAGCGGCGGCGGCTGTCCAGGTGGTAGAGCACGCCCTTCTCGGTGTCGGCCTCGTATTCGGTCGAGGCGAGCGTGCTCCCGTCCACGGTGACGCTGGCGATGGTGACGACGGAAAGCCGGGACAACAGCAGCTCGGGCACCGGCCGGGCAAGGCGGTAGGTCTCCCGCACCGTCTCCGCGGCGAACACCCGGTTGCACCAGCGCCGGACGGTGGCGCTGGTGCGGGTGATGGTGTCCGCCAGCCAAGCGTCATCACCCGAACCGGACACCGCAAGCTCGGCCTTTACCGCGGCGAGGGTGGTCAGGTCATGCGAGGCAGCAGGGGTGATGACGGTCAGCATGGCGGGCCTCAAGCCACGGGTGCCTTGAGCGGGTTGCCCTTCACCAGCACCGCCGACACGGGCGTGCCGTTGGTGTGGGTGCCGGCCGGGGTGACGGTCAGCTTCAGGAACCGGCCGGAGCCGACATAGCCGAAGCGGCGCGTCACCGCGTCTTCGGCCGGATCGTCCACCACCAGCACCACCCCGTTCACGTCGGGCGTGGCGCCCAGGACGTTGACCGCGGCGACGGGCGCATAGGTGCCGGGCGAGCCGTCGTCATCGGGCGCGTGCTCGATCTTGACCGACAGCTTGTTCGTGCCGGACAGGGTGTCGCCGCTGGTGCCGACGCTGACGACGAACTCCGCCGACTCGAACCCCAGCAGGTCGAGGTTGCCCGAGTTGACGGCGCCGCCGGCGGTGGTGATCGCCTGCGGCAGGATGGCGGTGACGGTGCCGATGTTGTGGTGCAGGTCGCGCATGGTCTGGTCCTCCTTACGCCGCGATCTTCAGCTTCTTCAGGGCTTCGGCCTTGCGCACACCGCCGGCCACCCGCTTGCGCGCGTGGAACCGCACCTTGCCCTTGGTGCGCTGGGTGAGGTCGTCGCGCAGGATCGAAGTGCCGATGCGGTCGAACACCCGGTACCCCTGCCCGAAGTCGCCGAAGACGATGGGGAAGGCGTTGCCCGCCACGTCCGGCATGTCGGGAGCCTCGATCACCGGGCGGCCCAGCAGCGTCGTGACGGGGGCGTTGCCGATGCCCTGCGTCATCAGCAGGTATTGGCCCGTGGTGCCGTCCTTCAGCTTGCGCACCACGCCCAGCGTGGCGGAGTTCAGCACCCACACCCCGTTGGTGCGGTAGAAGGTCGGGACGGCGTGGAACAGGTCGATCAGGCCATCCGCCGTCACCTGCGAGGCGTGCCCGGACTTCACGAAGCCGATGTCGGCATCGTTCATGAAGCCGAAGGGGCGGCCCACGCCCGAGCCGGTGACGAACGCCTCGCCCTCCGCCCGGCCGAACTCTTCGGCAAGGTCCATCGCCAGCTCGGCGGACACGTCAACGCCCGCGTCTTCCAGCAGGGCGAGCGGCACGTCGATGTAACAGGCGATCTCCTTCACCGGGTAGCGGCCCAGGCCGTACTTCGTCTCGGTCTCCGGCCGGTCGTCGTCTTCCTCCACCCAATGCGCGGTGGGGGCGCCCGTGCGGCGCGGCACCTGCGCTTCCGAGCGGGCGGTGTTGCGCACGGTGGCGATGCCGCGGATGGGCGAGAACTGGACGAGGTTCTTGTCGATCTCCGCCACGAACTCCGGCGGAGCGAGGTAGCCGCCGGACTCGTCGTCGGACAGACGGAGCGCCTTCACCTCCACGGCGTCCAGGCCAGCGGTGCCGTAGCGCAGATACTCGCTGAACGCCTTCACCTCGGGCGCGGGGCCGCTCTTCGTCTCGGCCGTCGTGCCACCGCCGGGACGGCGAAGCATCCGCTCGACGGTCTCCAGGCGGGTGGTGACGGGCGCCAGGGCGGCGGTGACAGCCGCGGTGATGTCCACGCCCTTCGTCTCGGTGGTCTCGGTCGTGCCGGTGTCGGGCGCGGCCGTGGTCTGGTCTTCCATGGTCATGCTCTCGCTGTTGGGGGCCGCGCCAGCGGCCGGGGGGAAGCTCTTCACGGACAGCACCCGCGCCCGGCTGGACGCAGGGCGCTTCACGATGCTGATTTCGCGTAGGTCCATCTCGTCAAGCACCCGCCGGCCGGCAGTGTCGCGGTGGGCCTTGGTGGCGATGAAGCCGATGGACAGGCCGTCCAGGCGCCCGGTGCGCAGGTCAGCCAGCGTTGCCGCATCGGTGACAATCCCTCGGACCTTCAGCCCGATGTCGTCTTCCGTCGCGTCGGTCCACTGTCCAATAGGAGCGCCTTTGTGCTCGCGCAGCATGAGCGGCAGGCCGGTGGAGAGGCTGTTGCGATAGGCGCCCGGCTGCACGATGTCGTTCACCGCGTCGGCGGGGCCGCCCCAAAGCGAGGCGTACCCGATCACTTCGCCCTCGGGGGAGACCTTCACCTCAAGCATCGGCGGTGTCCTCTGTGCGGACGGCTGCGGCCCCGGCCGGCGGCTGCACCCCGACGTTCACCGGCCGGGTGAAGGTGGCGCCCGAGCCGTCCGGGATGCGGCCCCGGTTCTCCATCTGCCGCGCCTCGTCCGGGGACAGGATCGAATGCGAAATGCCGGTGGCGTATGCCTGCATCCGCGTCGCCAGATCGGCGCGCACGAAGTCGTCCACCACCCAATCGAAGAAGAGGTCGTCCCGCTCTTCCGGGCGCAGCAGGGTCAGCGCCAGCGCGTCCGAAATGCTGCGGAACACCGGGAGCATGGTGAACTGGACGAACTGCATCGCCAGCGACTCGGCGTTGGCGTGCGTCACCCGCTCCAAGTCGTTCAGCAGGGACAGCGGAATGCGCCAGTAGCGGGAGATTTCCGCCACCTGGAACCGGCGCATCTCCAGCGTTTGCGCGTCCACGCTGTTCAACTGCACCTGCGTGAAGTCGGTGTCCTCGTCCAGCAGCATCGTGCGGTGCTCGGCGTCCGCACCGCCGTAGAACTGCGAGAACAGGGCGCGGATGCGGGCGAGTGCTTCCGGGGACTTCTTGCCCTTCACCTTCAGGACACCGGACGGCTTGGCGCCACGGCCAAACAGCGAACCGCAATGGCTCTCCAGAGTGAGGGAAAGCCCGATGGCTTCGCGCGCCAGCTCCACCGGGGCGGTGCCGCGGTACACGTCCAGGCCGGGGCCGCGGACGTGGAGCACGTCGGCGCGGCTGTAGGTGCGCTGCGTGCCGTTACCGGCGGTGACGGTGTACTGCGGCGCCATGGTCAGATCATCGGGCTTGACCGACACCCGGCGCGGATCGAGCGGGATTGCCTCCACCGGGTTGCCGGCATCATCCCGGCCGGTCCAGGCGTAGGCGTTGCCATAGGCGGCAAGGTGGGTGCCCAGCAACAGCTTGAACTCGCCCGCCGTCGTGAACTCGTTGGGGGCCTTCAGCAGCCGCGCGGCCGGGTGATCGGTGACACGCTCGCGCCCCCCGTCCGGGAGCTTGCGGTAAAGGTGGAGCGGCACCTGTTCGACGGTTTCGCCGATGATGCGGATGCAGGCGAAGGCGGGGGAACAGTGCATCGCCGCTTCCGGCCCGACCGACACACCGGCCGCGGTCTGACGACGGGAAGACAGAAGCGCCTCGAACTCCGAAAAGGTCGAGGTCGCTTTCGTTTCCAGGCCGAACATAGAGCGAAGCCGATGCAGCATCGTACAAATTCCCGCGTGGGAGACGATGCAGACTTGCCCCCTACACCCCTATTCGTCCACAAAAAGCAGAAACAACTACAAGGATTAAATGTGCTGGAATATTCGAGAGATGGCGAAGTTAATCAACTGTCACATCGTCTAATCTTCTAGCTCCGCGGGGCGGGGCCGAAAACCTCAACCCAAGCCTGCCGCTCAGCATCGGCCCGACTCATGCCGCATTGAAACTCCAGCCGGGCGGCCAGTTCCTCGAAGTCGTCCCGCATGTCCTGTTCGTCTCGGACGTGTGCAGGCGGACGTTGGTCGTTTTGCGGGGTAACCGGGGTAACCGGGGTAACAGCGTTGATTTTATTATGGTTTTTCCGGTTACCTTGCGCTTCCGGCGCGGGGTAACCGGGGTAACCGGCCGGGGTAACCGCCCATGCGGCGAACAGGTCACGCATGTTCACCCCCGCCTTCGATGGCAGCGGCAGGGAAGTGATAAAGCTTCATCTGTCCATGCCCCGGCACCTTCATGTTCTTCTGCGACTTGCCGTCCGACGCGGCATCCAACATGCGGGCCTTGACCAGCTCGGCCGCCAGGGTCTTTGCGTTAAAGCCCTTCGTGATTTCCTTGAAGCCCTCGGCCATGGCGAAGAACTCCCACCGGCCGCTCTCGTCCTTGCGGCGGAAGCCGACACGCCCCGCGACAGGGCGGGTTTCGGCGTCGTCGTCGGACCAGACAGCCTGGAACCGGCTCATGCCGTTCGCTTCGAGGAACGCACGCACCTGTGCAATCCCCTGCGCCACCTCAGCCGGACCCTTGCCGCCGCGCGCCTCCAGCCATGCGTTGAAGCAGGCCGCCGCACCACGCATCGCCTCGCCTTCCGGCCAAGGCAGAATGCCCATGGCTGCGGCCAGCTCACCGGCAGCGGCGATCAAGGCGAAGCGGCCGGCTGCCCGCTGCACCTGCCCGTCGCATCCCTTCGGCAGATAGCTGGCCTTCCACCGCTCACAGCCGGCGCGCAAAGCTTCCGCCAGCTCGTCAAAGTCGGCAGAGGTGATGCGTTCGAGGAAGGTGTGCGCAGCGTGACCGCGGTGCGTCTCCGTCGCCAGCCGGACGCGGCGGGCGAAGCTGTCCCCGTCCGGCGAGCCGTGCAGGTTCTCGAACGCGCCCAGCCCGGCGCCAGCGTCGGCGGGAATGTCGAGGATGCGGACTTCCTGTCCGGCCTTGGTCTTACGCCCGGTCTCGGCCACCTTCTCAGCCAAGCCGATTTCGCCAGTGGACACGAACAGCACGCGCCATGTCGTCACCGGGCGGGCGCTGGTATCCTTGTTCATGCGGGCCTTGCCGGCGCCGTTGGACAGCATGTAGCCCATGGCATCCACCGCCCGGCCGTCGCCCTGCCCCATCTCGTCCAGGCACAGCAGCGCATCGTTGGCCGCTCGGGCGAGTGCTTCGGCCGCGTTGTCGGTGGCGCGCCAGTTGTGGACCGGACACCCCCAGGCGGACGCGGCCACATACAAGGTGCTGGACTTGCCGATAGACGATGCACCGCGGAAGTGAAGCCCGCCCGACTCGGCGTTCAGCAGGTACAGCAGTGGCCCGGCGAAGGCAGCAGATAGGGCAAAGGAAAGGCGGCTGTTGCCCACAGCCAGCGCGGCCACCTCGGACTGCCACCCCTCGAACGTGCCGCGCGGCTTCGTGTCCGTTGCGGCGCCGGCAGACTGCAACAGCACGCGCTCGCCCTTGGTATCGCCGTATGAGCGGCCAGCCGACACGTAGACGCGGCCATGCCAGCCCGTGCGGTCAACGCAGGTCGCACGTGCCTTCACACGGACGCTGGCAAGGTAGGCGGTCAGCATCTCGCGGGCCTTCCGGCCGGGAGCGACGAACAGCCCGCCGTCGAGCAGGGTCCGGCGGAAATCAGTCCCGTCGCCGGCCAGCAGAGCGCGAGGCATTGCCCATTCGTGCTCGCGGCCATCGTGATCCTTCCACCTCAGCAGCACGCCCCAATTGCTGCCGGCGGTATCGCGCGTCTCTGCCACCACCTCGAACGGGCCGGACAGCAGGAGGTCGTCTTTCTCGGGGTCAGGGTCGCGGAAGAACAGCCCGTTGGGGCGCAGCATGAAGCCACCAGTGACCGGGGGCGGCGCCATCCCACCCGCGTCCTGCGCTGGTGCCGTCTGCCACGTCTTGGCAGCCTCCACCATGAGGTAGAGGTCGGCCGGGGCGACACCAGCGGGCAGCGGGTCGGCAACATCCCAGGCGTGCGGCCAGTCGGACGGGAGCTGAACCACGGCCACGCTGGCGGCGCCAGCCTCCGTTGCGAGCCGCACCACCTCGGCAGCGAAGGCCGCGCCGGCTTCGTCATGATCCGGCCAGATCACCACCTTCCGGCCGGCGAGCGGCGTCCAGTCCGTCTTGTGCGGCGACTTCGCCCCGTGCATGGGCGTGGTGGTGACCAACTCCGGGAACAACTCGGCCGCAGCGTCGCAAGCCTTTTCGCCTTCGGTGACGATCACCAGGGCGTCAGGCCGGGCCATCAGGTCGGGCAGCTTGTAGAGCGGGCGCGGATCGGGAATGCCCTTCGAGCGCCAGCCGCGCCGGCCTTCGCCCAGGTCACAGAAGGTGATCGGCAGCACGTCCTTGTCGGGCGTGCCGTCCTCGGTCGTGAAGTCGAACCGGGCGACATAGAACATCAGATGGCCGGCTGCGTCGTGATAGGCCCACTTCTGCGTCGGCTCGCCATACTTGGGGTGTCTGAAGCGCATCGGTGGAGCGCCGGCCGGAACCGGGGTGATCGGCACCTTGCCTCCGCCCTTGGGTGCCGTGCCCGATGGGGTCGCCGCGGACAGTTCTTCAGCCGACAGCGGCGCGAACATGTGGTTGGTGTCAGGCATCAGCGAACCCCAAGCATTTCAGCGATTGCGCGGGCGGCCTCCAACTGCGAGATGCCCCCCAGGTAGGCAGCGAGCGACACCACGTCCCCGCCGCGGTCATCGGTGGCGAAGTCGGCCCACTTGCCGGTGTTCATGTTGATTCGGAAGCTCCCCGGCCGGCGGTCGGCGCGGCGCGGGTTGACGGCGACGTACTCGTGCCCCTCTCGTCTGCCGCCCGGCAGCCAGCGCGCCAGCAGTGCCGGCAGGGCGGCGACAGCAGCGCGGTTGATCCGGTCGAAGTCGAGGCGGGTCCCGGTCATCGTCAGGCCCTCCCGGTTTCGGCCCGCCAAAAGTGCGCCACCTCGGCGGCGAGTTGGTCGAGCGACTTGGGCGGGATCACCATCGGGCGAGCCGGGCGAGCCATCTCGCTCCAGCGATAGCCGCGACGGAAGTTGCGGTTGAAGTCGGGATCGGACTGGCGGTAGGCGTCGGCAGCGTTGCGCATGGTCAGCCCTCCATGCCCGTGTCGCTGGTGCTGCGCATCAGCTTGCCGAGACGCTCCGTCGCCCAACGGTCCAACTCGTCCTTAGGGTAGAGCGGCGTCCGACCCATCCCCTTGTTGAAGGCCGGGCCACCGCCCAGCGAGGCGTACTTCGCCAGAGTGGCGGGAGCGATGGTGATGCCGTGGGCGATCTCCAAGTATTCGCTCGCCTCCCAACGGCGCAGGCGCGGCTTGCGCAGGGCCGGCGGCAGGCAAAGTTCGGGCGCTTGCGGACTCAGCCGCGCTTCCAGATCAGTCATACTATGTGCTCCTTGGTTTAGGGGGCGGCCTTAAAGATCCGCTTGGCCTTCCATCCGATTGAAGATCCCGGCTAGACGCGCCCGCTCATGCTTGTCGTGCAGTTCCATATACCGTTCGGACTCTTGGTCTTTTTCATCCCATGATGCGTAAGGGGCAAGACCGTCCGAGCCGCGGTGTTCCATCTGCCTATTCAAAACCCGAAAGTACTCTTCCGTTTCCTCAAAGCTCAACCCAACCAGAATGCGGCGCCCCTCTTCGTCTTTGCCGAGCGCGCCCATTTGCTCTAGGTATTCCATCTCCGCTTCTTCATCAGTCTTGACCTTGATCGGCTCCACTGCCGGCAGGCCAGCCTTTACGCGCTCCATTCGCTGGATCATGCGGCCGATGAAGCGGTCAATTCGGAAGAGGATCAGGGCGTCAGGCGTTTCTGGCTCGTTAAGCGGCCCATCACCCTCGGTGGTGGACTCAGAGAAGCGCCAAGCGTGAACGTCACCAGTGACCGGGTGAAGCATCATAAAGGCGCTCACGTCGCGCGGCTCGTACTCCGCAAGCCCGGTCATCCACGCCACGACACGCGGAAAGATCACCATCCGCCAGATGAAAGGAATTTTGGAGGTGTTCGATATGAGGCGGGATAGCTCGTAAGCGGCGCCGACTTGGATCACGTCGGTTCCGTTGTACTGCGGCCGGCGCCCTTTGCCGATGCTCTCGCCAACACTCAATGACAAAACGTTTCGCTTCAGCCACTGCTTGAAGCTGTCGTGGGTCAGGCTCGGTACGCACGCCAATAGCTCTTGGGTGCTGAACTGCGGTCGGTCGAAATCAAACGGCATGGGTCACCCTCTCCCTCATGCCAAGAAGGTACGGCGGTCACTTATCTGCGTCAACCAGGAAAAGAGACCGCCGTCACTTTTCGTATTCCCGGCTTTTCCCGAGCATGACAAGGGGGGCCGGTGGAACCGGCCCCCTCGGGTTCAGGCTGCGGCTACCAGGGCCGTACCGGGGCCGCCGTCGTCCGCCTCGCGGAAGTCGTCCTCCAGGATCTTCAAGGACCCCGCCGCAATGTCGTTCTTCGCGACCAGGGCTTTGAGCGCCCTGTGAACGCGCAGGCCCAATAGCATCAGGTCCATAGAGTCCACCAAATCGCGCTTGTCCTCTTCCGTCACCTCTAGGAAGTAGCGCATGAACGTGCCCTCGCTCTTGGACAGTCCATCAGGCCCACGCGGCTCCGCTAGGCTCCGCTTCCGGTTCTTCTCTTCCTCGTCGTAGGCGTTCGTCTCCTTGAAGATGCGGTCGTAGGTCTTCCACTCCTTCGCCAGCTTCTCGCTTTCATAGCGGGCGCGGCTATCGTTCGACCACAGTTCCATGATGCTGGCGGTTTCCTCGACGGTCAGGCTGATCGCCGCTGACAGCTCCGGGGACAGGTTGGGGATGGATGCCTTCAGCGACTCCATGGTGCGGACGGCCGGGTGCTCCGGGTGGGCGTAGCCGTAGTGGTCGCTCGCCCCGTACGCCAGGAACGCCAGCTTCACCACCGCGCCAGCCGCACCGTGGACGGGCGCGTCGGCCAGGAAGTCGCTCGCCTTCCGCTCCGCCTTGTCGGCCGCCTCGTTGTAGTCGTCGCTCTCCAGGCAGATGGCGCAGGCTTCCCGCCACTGGCGGAACGCCGTCAGCATCGCCGCGTCCCGGTCTTGCGGGGTGTCGGCCAGGGCGGCAGCGCCAGCGGCTATCGGAGCGGCGGCAGTGCCGGTGAGCAGCAGGCGGCGAGAGACGTTACGCGACATAGCGCACCTCCCCGCCGGCGGCCCAGGCCGCGTGTTCCACGTCGGCAACGTCCCATTCGGCATCGCCGTTCTCTTCCCGGTCGGGGTCGCCGTCGCGGCGGTCCATCTCAGCGAGCGCCAGCTCGACTATGGCTTCAAGCGTAGCGCGCGGCAGGTGCGCGAGAGGCAAGAGGGTGGTATTCTCGGAAACAGCCATTTCCGGGTTCTCCAGACTCAGGGTTGGTCACGGGCCGGGTAGCGGGTTGCAGCCGCTCCCGGCCTTTTTGCATCTAAGCCAAGCCGCCATCATCACAGAATGCGCAGCAGCATCAGCCGATGCCTTAAACGCTATCTGTGATAGCCATTACGGTCAAGCGCCAAAGTATAACGGATACCCTTTTCGGCATCCCCATAGGCTGATAAGATCACAGCGATAGCAAATTAGAGGTATTGGCCGGCAATGATCACGCGCGAGCAAATCCGAGCTGCCCGTGTCGTTCGAGGGTGGGGCATCAGGGAGCTTTCAGCAGCCGCGAAGGCAGCCGGAACCCCCGTGTCCTTCACCGCCATCAGCCGGTTTGAGAACGGCGCCGACAGTCGCGGCGAGACGATCCGCCGGCTTCAGATGACACTTGAACGCGAAGGGTTTGAATTCGTGAACAGTGGCCGCCCAGGCGTCCGTTGGGATGCTGACGCTCCCATTCGGTGGACAGACAACATCGCCCCAGACGCATAAAGCCCGCCACGGCAGGACCGGGCGGGCTGGATACACTTCGGGCGATGTCGGGCACATTCGTTCCATATTCGTTCACGCTCGTCAAGGGGTTGTCCTTGCCCGTCTCTAGAGACGCCTACATGCTGCGGGAACAGCGTCTCTAGAGACAGGCTCGCCATGCTCGACACGAACACCGTCACAACCCGCCAAGCCCGTTGGAAGGCGTCTCTAGAGACGCACGGCGTCCGACAGGTCAACATCCTCGCCCCTGAGCACGCCCACGGCGCGTTGCGGGAAATCGCCACGCGGACCCGCGCCGGGGAACCGTTGCACAAGGTGCTCCGCTCGCTGGCGATGCGGGCCACGAACGAAGATGTGAGATGGGGGCCGCTGGCGGTGCCGGCCGATCTGGTGCCAGAGCCGGGCAAGGTCGCCGTTGCCATCCGCACCGGCCGGCGGTCGAACGGGTACACGCGCAAGCTGATTGACCGGGCAGGACTCCAGCGCCGCGACGATATCGCCGCGTGGTGTGGGATCGTCTCTAAAGAGATGGCGGACAAGTTGGCCGCGCGAGCGGAAACCACGAGCGCTACCGTTGCGCTTCGCCCGGCAGAGTGATTGCCGGTTACCCCGGTTACCCCGCTACCTTGGCGCGGGGTAACCGCTGAACTCCTTGAAAACGCTGGCGGTTACCCCGGTTACCTCGGTTACCCCGGAAATCAGACGCCACCTGCACGCTTCCGCTTCGCCCCCGGCTGCAACGGCACCACGTTCCCAGTCTCGCCCTTCATTGCTGCGGCTATGTTCCCCGCGATGCGGTCGGCCGCAGCCTTCAGCGGATCGTTGGAAAGGTGGGCATAACGGGCGGTGGTGGTGGTGTCCCGATGCCCGAGCAAGGCACCGATCACCACCAGACTGTCACCGCCCGACGCGCCAACGCTGGCGAAGCTGTGCCGCAGGTCGTGAATGCGCACGTCGGGCAGCTTGGCGCGCTCACGGGCAGCGTCCCACACCTTCCACACGGCGGTGGTGGAGCCTGTAACGCTGCGGCCAGGGAACACCGGGCCGGCGCTGTCCTCGCTGTGCATCTCCGTCAGCAGCTCCAGCGCGGCGGCGCCCAGCGGCACCACCTTGGCGCCCGTCTTTGAGTCGGGGAACCGGATGCAGGCCCGGTCCCAATCCACCCACCCCCAGCGCAAGCCGGTGATTTCTCCCCGCCGGCAGCCGGTGAGCGCCAGCAGCCGCACCACGTTCACGGCCACCGGGTTCACGCCCTCGTCCGCCAGATCGGCCAGAGCCTTCCCGAGTCGCGCCATCTCGGCCGGGGACAGGAACCGCTCGCACTTTGTCCCGGCGAACTTCTTGACGCCGCGCACCGGGTTGTCGGGCCGCATGTTGCGGTTCACCGCAAACTGGAAGATGCCCGACAGCAGCCCCAGCGTGCGGGTAGCGGTGCCCCGGCCGCCGGTCACGATAGAGCGGGACTTGAACCCGCCTTTGATGTCCGCCGCGGTCTTGCCGGCGGCAACGTCGGCCTGGAACCGTTCGATGTCGGCGCGGGTGATGGAGCGCACCAACCGCTTGCCCAACAGCGGCTTGATATGCCGGGCGATCTTCCCCCGGTCGCTGGCGATGGTGGACGGCTTCTTGGTCGTCATGCCCTCGGAGACGTAGAGGTCGCACAGATCGGCAACGGTGAGGTCGTGCCTCTGTTGGTCGCGCCGCTCGGCCGGGTCCACACCACGGGCCACCTCAGCGAGCAACAGGCGGGCCTCCTTCCGCGCCTCGTCTGGCGTCATCACCCCATGCCGGGCAACCGTCATCCGGCGGGACCGGCCGGCAATGCGGTACTGCACCACGTAGGACTTCACCCCAGCGGCGGTGATGCGGATACCGAACCCGCTCAACTCGTCATCCCACACAACCCCGTCGCGCCCGCTCGGCACCAGGGTATCGACCAGCTTCTTTGTGATCCTCGGCATGGATTGCGGCCCCTCAAGTAAGCACTGCGTAAGCAGGCGGTGGAAAATGCGCGAGTTTTCCCGGCGCGCCGGTGCCCTACTCTTCCGCCGAAAACTGAGGAGAATCAACGTGCCTAGCTAATCCGGGGAGGCTCACGCAAACACCGGAAAATATAAATCGGTAGCCTGCCAGATGCCGGTGACGGCCACGGAGGCGTTCTTCAGCACCAGTTCCACCACCTTGTTGGCGGTCTTGATGTCCGGCAGCGCCTTCATCACCGGCGAGCGGCCATAGGTTTCCCCGGGCGCCTTCAGCCATCGGAAATTGACGAAGGGCGATTGCGCGAAGCGGCCCTCGGCCAGCGTGCGGGGATCGGTCAACCCGCTGTCCAGAACCACCGTCCAGCGGTAGGCCAGCCCGTCCGGCAGAACCGCCTCGACCAGCGGGAAGCGGCTGTCCGGCTCCTCCGTGCCGCGCCGGCGCACCTCGTCCGGGACGGCGGCGCCGGGGAAGCGCCGCTCGATCTGGGCCAGGGTCGCTTCGCTGCGCCGGAAGGTGCCGTCCAGCCGCCCGTCGGCGCCCTCCTCCAGCACCGCCTCGGCCAGCGGCACGGCGGTGAAGCGCAGGCTGGACGCTCCGCCCGGCGGGGCCTCCTCCATCAGCAGGCAGGCGGTGCCCACCGTCACCAGATCGAGGAAGGCCTGATGGATCTCCACCGCGAAGTTGGAGCGGTCGAAGTGGGCCTGGACGATCCCGGCCGCGCGGTCGAGCATCGGGGCCACGCGGTCGCGCTCCCCGTCCGGCAGGGAGGGACCGGGCTGGAGCCCGAACCAGCGCGACCAGGGCGGGGTGAGTTCGGCCAGCAGGCTGGCGGCGAGCTGCTCCACCGCGTCCGGCGCGGTGCCGTCGAACAGCCGGTCCACCCGCCGTTCGCCGGGATTGCCGCCGCCCCGGAAGGGCTGCCCGTTGGGAAGGGCGTGGTCGTAGCATTCCTGCCAGTGGCTTTCCCAGACCGACCGGCGCTCCCGCGCCGCCCGGTAGCGCTCCAGCAACCGCTCCGCCCCATCGCTGGCCGGCTCCTTCCGCGGAGGGTGGGCGGCTCCCCCCTTGCGGTGTCCGTGCGAGGTGTCGCTGATGGTCTCACTCATGGCCTCACTCCCCCAGCAGGCGCTTGCGCAGCGGCACGAGCGCCCCGGCGTCCAGCGCCCCCCGCCAGGAGGTCTGAACCGTGCCCGCCCGTCCGCGGTTGCGCCGCTGGACCAGCGCCTCGGCGGCCTTGGCCGGGTCCTTTTCCGCCTCCGCGGCCGGGGTCTGGGGAGCGGGGTCGGACGCGGGCGGCTGCACCGCCGGTGCTGCGGGCTCCGGCACCGGTGCCGGCATCGCTTCGGGGGGGGCGCTCCACCAGGGAGCCGTGGTGGGGACCGGCGCCGGGGGTTCCACCGGAGCGGGCACCACCGGTTCCGGGACCGGCGCCGGCTGCGGCGGGGGCTCCGGGGCCGGGACCGGTGCCGGTGCAGGAGCGGGGGGCGGCGCAGGCTCCGGCGCGGGCCGGGGCGCCTTGAACAGGTTCGCCATGGGCGGTTCTTCCTTGCTCGTTTCGAAAAGGGCGCTCGTTCAGAAAAAGGCGGCGCGGGTCAGGCCGCGGCGACGGTCCGCGTCAGGCGCCGGTAGAGCTGCCAGGGAGTCAGAACGCCGGGTGCGTGCAGCCCCAGCAGGCGCTTGACCGCCTCCACGCAGGTGAAGGGTCCCCAGGGGGCCGGACGGGTCAGGCCGCGCCGCACCGGCGCCGGGGCCACCGCCATGCCCATGCCGCGGTACCAGCCCGGCAGGTCGAAGGCGGTGGGCAGGTCGAGGACCGACACGTCGGTGAAGGGGGACAGCGGATCGACGACGACCCAGTGGCGCCCGTCGTGCAGCAGCGCGAAGCAGTGGCGGAACCCCGGCTTCAGCAGGCGCAGCCACCACAGCTCCGCCTCGCCCCGGAAGACCACCCAGATCCGCGGCGCGTCCGTTCCGGCCAGCGACGGCTGGGGCTCAGGCCCGCTCACTGCACGATGCCCTTCTGGCGCAGCACCGGGTGGAGCCGGTCGAACGCCTCCCGCCACAGGGTGTGGGCGCGCTGCTCGCGGTGGCGCGCGGGGTCCGGCGCCATCAGGCGGCGCCCGTAATGCACCAGGACGAGCAAATGATCGCGGATCAGCAGGCGGCTGCGGTACAGCCGGTCCACCGCGCGCAGCACGTCGGTGGGCTCGCAGGGGCGCTGGACCAGCCCGCGCCCGGCGGTGATGCGCGCGCCCGCGGCCTTGGCGTCCTGCGCCTGGACCGACCAGAACCACGCCTCCTCCGCGCTGCCGAACGGCTCCCCGGGGGCGTCGGACAGGACCATGGACGTGTTGCGGTGAAGGGCCATGCGTGGGGTCTCCCTCGGGAATTGCAGCTTGTGCGTTCGCAGGCGCAGCTTCGCTCTCGGGCGGAGCGCCGGATGGGCCGCGGCACGCGCGGCTGGCGAACACTTGTTCACGTTATGTACTGTTCACATTCCTTCGTCAAGGGAAATATGAATAGGTTCCTAGGGACGGGCCGACCTGTTTATGTGATTATCCTCCCATGTTGAAACATGCGGACATCTGGCGGGCGATCGACCGCCTCGCGGCCCAGCACGGGCTGTCGGCCTCCGGGCTCGCGCGGCGCGCGGGACTCGATCCGACGACCTTCAACAAGAGCAAGCGGACCACCGGCGACGGAAAGCTCCGCTGGCCCTCGACGGAAAGCGTGTCCAAGGTTCTGGAGGCGACGGGGGCGTCGCTGTCGGAATTCGTCAGCCTCGTCGGCGATGCCGCGGGCGCCGGATCGCTCCAGCGGGTGCCGGTCATCGGCTACGCGCAGGCGGGCAACGCAGGTTTCTTCGACGACGCCGGCTTCCCCTCGGGCATCGGCTGGGATGAGCTTTTGTTCCCCAGCATCGGCGATCCGCACGCCTACGCCCTGGAGATCGCGGGCGACAGCATGGACCCGGTTTATCGGGACGGCGACACCATCATCGTGTCCCCTGCCGCGCAGATCCGGCGCAACGACCGCGTCGTGGTCCGCACCAAGGGCGGAGAGGTGATGGCCAAGCAACTCGTCCGCGAGACCGCCACCAAGGTCGAGTTGATGTCCATCAACCGCGCCCATCCGGACCGCAGCATCCCACGCGCCGACGTTGCCTGGATGGCGCGCATCGTCTGGGCGAGCCAGTAGGCGCCGGACCGGCAAGCGCCAAGCCTGCGGCACTCCGTCCTAGGATTTTAAGCCTTTACAGTTTCCGCAAAACGGTCTAGCGTCCCGGCATGACCGGAATCGCCGGGACGCCGCCACGTTCCTCCCTTTTGGAAGACCTTGAACGCCGCCACGACGACGCACCGCCCCGCGGCGCGTTGCGGACGGCGGTCCTGGAGGGGGGCGAGCGTCACACCGCTCTTGCCCTCGCCGCACTGATTCGTCTGCACGACCGTTTGGCCGCCGAGGCCCGGCAGGGTTCGGCGAACCGGCGCCGCGCCCTGCTCGCCGACCGGACCGGCGGCGATGCCTGGCTGGCCCGCCTCACCGCCACGCTGGCCCACCACCGCAACAGCGCCAACGCCCTGATCCGCGCGGGCGCCTGATCCTGCGCCCTCAGGACACCGGCGAGGCGGTCCCGCCCAAGTCCGCAACCGCCTTTCCGGCCCGGGTCCTCTTCGCGCGCGGCTTGCCGGCGGGGGTGGCTTCCGCGGTCGGGGCTTCCGGTTCGGCAGCGGCTTTCGCAACCGGTTCCATAACCGGTTGCGCGGCCGGCTGTGCGTCCCGCGCCGGCGCTTCCACCCTGTCCCCGGCCTTGTTCCGCTCTCCGGCCTTCTTCAAAACCTTGTTCTTCGAAAAGCCGGAGTCGCGCAGAGCCGCCTTCAACTCCTCCCAGGCCAGCCTGATTTCCGTGGCGAACTCCCGCGCCTCGCCGTCGCGATGGGTGCGGAAATACTCCGCCGCCTCCCGCATCTGCGCCGGAAGGGTTTCCGCCCCGGCGCGCACCGCCTCGTTGCGCAGGCGGTTCCGGCGGTCGTCCAGATAGGTGAGGATTTCCGACAGTTCCTCGGGCGTGCAGCCCTTCTGCAGCTTGTCGGTGACCGCGAGCGCGGCCTTGTCGATCTTCCCGACCACTTCCGACCGACCGCGCTTCAGGTCCGGATCGTAGACGGTGCGGATCACCTGGATCACGCGGCGCCGCTCACGAAATTGCAT